GTGGATACATTGAATGGATTTGCACACGTCGAATGACTAATGTAAATCTAAAAAGCCCATACACTACTTCGCAAGCTAATCCTTTACCGTGGACTGCTAAGTGGATTTCGGGTGCAGATGTACAAGTTGCACCGCAAGAAACTGAAATTACAAGTTATGTAAGCGGCGGCACCAAGCAGGATGTAGGTGAAGACACATTCAAAGGATTTAGTTTATGATAGAAATTTACGGAAAACCACAGTGTCCATTTTGTGATAGAGCAAAGGCACTGTGTGAAACACGACTGCTCCCATACAAGTATTTTCAACTCGGTGAAGACTTTACTCGTGACGAAGTATTGGAAATGTTTCCAGGAGCTCGTACCTTTCCGCAAATTAAAGTAAACGGAAACAGTATTGGCGGCTATGACAAGCTAGGCAATCACTTAGAAGAAACTAACTATAACGGAACAGGATGGACACTATAATGCTTATTGAAGCACCGTATAAAATTGGAGACACAGTAAGTTTTAAACTGAGCTCCGGAGAAGAAATTGTAGCAAGACTAGAAGACGAAAATGAAAAGTCTTATACATTAAAGAAGCCCATGGTATTAATGATGCAACAACAAGGTTTGGGATTAGCCCCATTTATGTTTAGTGTATCACCGGACGGTAAATTTAAACTGCAAGCAGCTTCGGTTAGCTGTATCGCAAAAACAGAAAGCGAAATAGCCAAGCAGTACATTAGTACTACTTCCGGCATCGCATTAGCATAGGAAATAAATATGTCAGAATTAACACAACACGATCAAATAGTACAAGCATTTAACAACTACCTAGTAGAGTCAGAAACCTTTGAAGACAAAGGCGTTAAGGCAGCAGCCGCTCGCGCTCGCAAGGCACTTGGTGATCTAGGCAAACTAACAAAAGTTCGTCGTGCAGAAATCCAAGACAAAAAGAACGAAATGTAATTTGAAAGACAATGGAGGACTATTAGGACATGAACGTAGCTCAAGGCGACAAAGCATATATTGTTTTTAGCATTAATCCTAGTAACATAGGCCGCATTGTTAATGTATCAAAATACATTGGAAAATTTGAACAGGGTGAGCAATTTGAAGCATTTGGCTTAAAGTCGCATTGCCCTGTTCACGATCACTATTGGTGGATTCAAGCAGAAGACCTAGACATACAACTAGGCCCGTCACCACAAGCATATATTGCTGACAGCTGGCTTCGCAAGATTAATCCACCAGAAAAGAAAGTATCAACCAAAGCACAAAAAGAATTTGATATGTTCTCGTGAATTGGCTTGAAATAGACAAATTTCTAATCGGACTCATTAGAGCAGCTAAGAACAAAGAACAAGTGTTTATTGATGCTATGAAAAAGTTCGATTGGAATCAAAGCCAGGCCAATGCCGCAATAAATCCATTACTTAAATGGGCAAACTTTGAGAACAAACCCAAAGCAAAGACAACAGCAAAGCCTAAGCCTAAACCAAAAACAAGAAAGAAATAATATGCTTAGTAAACAATGTAAACTACATCTTAAAAATGCAGACATGACTGCAACACAACACATGTTACATGCTCTTACGATTGCAGTAAAGCTACAGTTATTAGTGCCTGCTCTTATTGTACACAGCATTGCACCTAGGCTATTCCCTACTATCGCAAGTGACACAATGAAAAAAATACTTGACAAACACTAAAAACTAGTGTATAAATAGTATTGTAACGTTGAAGCAATTCAAACGACATACAGGACCCGGGGGCGGTACCCGGCGACTCCACCATAAACACATGGGAGTAGATACACCTGCTTTTCTGTGTATAGGACAAGGCCTCACAAGGGTGCAAGTCGTGTGTTTATGATGGGGTCGAAATAGGATCGACTGGTGTTTAATAGGGTTAGTGGAGTTACCGGGATGTAAGCGCCGTACCGCGAACAAACTTAATAATTGCAGAAGCAAATTATTCATTAGCAGCCTAAGGGTTGTTACGAGGTAGTTAGACCTTGTTACCAAACATAGCAGGAAAAGGCACTTCGGTGTCTTTTCTTTTGACTAAGTTGTTGTTTTTACTTGACTTTATTGTATACAGTGTTATACTTGCTATATCGGCAGAGTCGATCCTGCCTTAACACCCTCGAAAGGACTATAAGTGAAACTATTTAAAACAATTATGTCAGCATTAGTACTGACAGCCGGAGTTGCAACAACAGCTCTAGCAGATGACAAAGTAAAAGTTGGATTCGTCTATGTCGGACCAACAGGAGATCATGGATGGACATACCGTCATGATATCGGACGTCAACAAGTAGAAGAAGCATACGGCGACAGAGTCGAAACTATGTATGTTGAAAGTGTACCAGAAGGACCAGATGCAGAACGTGTAATGACACAGATGGCACTACAAGGCGCAGATATTATCTTTGCAACATCGTTTGGATATATGGATTCAACAATCAATGTAGCTAAGAAGTTTCCAAATGTAAAATTTGAACATGCTACAGGTTACAAGCAGGCAGACAATGCTGCCAACTATGGTTTGAAACTATACCAAGCAAGGCATGTACAAGGCGTTATTGCTGGCATGATGACAAAGACAAATAAGATTTGTTATGTTGCTTCGTTTCCAATTCCAGAAGTTATGCGTGAAATTAACACATACTACTTAGGAGCAAAGAAGTATAATCCAGATGTTGAACTAGCAATTGTATGGGTTTATACATGGTATGATCCAGGTAAAGAGCGTGATGCTGCCAACGTATTGATGCAACAAGGTTGTGACGTAATTGCACAGCATACTGATTCACCAGCACCACTACAGGCCGCTGAAGAAGCCGGTAAAGTAGGATTTGGACAAGCATCAGATCAAATGAAGTTTGCTCCTAAAGCACAGTTAACAGCAACTATTGACAACTGGGGTCCGTATTACATTGATAAGGTTGGACAAGTGTTAGACGGTACATGGACTACTGGTGACTACTTTGGTCATATGAATACAGGCGCAGTAGGCATGGCACCATTTGCTAACATGCCGCCAGAAGTAGAAGATGAAGCACAGCGTGTTAAAGATGCTATCAGTGCAGGCGAACTATTTGGCTTTACTGGCCCAATCAACAAGCAAGACGGAACACCGTGGCTTGCTGAAGGTGAAGTAGCAACACGTATGCAACTAGATACAATGGACTTCTATGTAGAAGGTATTACTGCGGCGGTTCCTAACTAATGATTCCTGTAATTGATTTAAAAGCAAAAGACGCATTAGATCAGATTCGCGAGGCCTACACAACAGTAGGCTTCGCAGTCTTCACAAACTGTTTAAATAAGAAAGAACAAACAGACATGAACTGTTGGTTCGAGGAGATGAAACAGTTCTTTGCGTTAGACCACGATACAAAAATGAAATACCCTTATGAAGGCGATACTAACTTAGGGTATAGTATGGTAGGTGACGAGAACGTTGATCCTACTGCTCCTAAAGATCTAAAGGAAAGCTTCAACTATAACAATACACGTATGAACGAAGCGTTATGGCCACAAGGCTTACCTAGCTTTAAGTCTACAGCACTACAAAGCATTGACATTGCAGACAAGCTAACATTGCGCATACTAGGTATGTTTGATCAAATACTTGATACAGGCACTACACTTGTAGACGCACATTTAAAACCGTTTAATACAACTCGTGTTATACATTACCCAGCTGTGAAAGGCGCATTAGAAGACAAGCAAATGCGTATTGGAGAACACAGTGACTACGGCACTATCACATTGCTTTGGCAAATCAATGACGTTCCTGGTCTTGAAGTACAGGACCTAGAAGGTGTTTGGCATGCAGTGCCATATGCTAAAGACGGAGTAGTATGTAACATCGGTGACTTGTTACAGCGTTGGACCAATGACTATTTTAAGTCAACCAAGCACCGTGTAGTTAATTCGCACATACATCAAGAGCGTTATAGTATGCCGCACTTTGTAGATCCAACACCAGGGACAATGGTATGGAATTTGCGTGACGAAGAACCAAAATATGCACCGATCGAATCAAAAGAATATTTAATGTGGAGACTCGCACAGAGTTATTAATGTGATAATATGAAACCTAATGATAAATTTAAACTTACAGTACGAGACGTTGAACTAGTAGAACGTGCTCTACAAGGTAAAATATCAAGACGAGCAATGAGTGTAGCAATGGATCCTAATAGTGTATATGCTTCAGAGCTCCAAGAAGAGATTGATGAGATGCGAGATCTATTAGGTCGCATCCATCATCAAAAAGTTTGGTACAGCCCTAAAGATGGCAGATTTCAAGGCGGCGGATAGGTGTGTTGCACAAAGTCTACATATTTTAAAAAGAATTTGTTAAAACCACTGAAATCCGCTCTAAATAGCAGTGCGTCTACCTAAACTAGTAGTAAGTAATATGTGAGCAGAGGTTCACTAAGAAATTATAAAAGGAATATCAACATGCGTACATTCGTACTAGCAATTGTAGCCGCAATGGCTGCAACATCTGCACTAGCAGAAGACACAGTAACAAAAACACAGACTCCAGTAATGGGTCCTGTACTATCGGGTGCAGTAACACTTGACTTTGCTGAAACAGCCGCAGGCAAAACAGCAGGAACAATGGGTGTTGAACTAGACATCAATGCAGGTTCACTTGCAACAGTTGACCTAGACTTTAAAGCAACAGACGGTAACGCTCTAACACTAGACACATGGACAGTAGGCACAACAGTAGGTGCATTTGGCGTAGCAGTAGGCGATGACAATGGTCTAATACCAACTACAACAGCAGACGCAGCCGCAGACGGTACACTAAACGTACCAGCAATGACTGAATCAGTACAAGTAACAATGGGCGCTGCAAGTGTAGCAGTTGGCTTGTCCGACTATACAACAGACGTAACTGAAGTAAGTAACCTACAAGGTGCATACACAGTAGACGCAGGTATTGTAGACGTAACAGCAAGTGTAGACTATAATCGTACAAGTGAAAACTATGTATGGGGCGGCGAATTTGCAGGACTAGACTTAGGTGTAGTAACAGCTGGTGGTATGATGACATACGACAACAATGCAGAACTATTTGCATATGAAAGCACAGTTGGCTTTGGCGGACTAACAGCATACGTTAATGGTACTGACGTAGACGCACTACAAAATGTAGGCGGCGAATGGACAAAAGATCTAGACACTGGCTTAACATTTACAGCAGGTGCAAACTATGACACAGATGCAAAAGACGTGACACCAAGAGCAGGTCTATCGTTCAACTTCTAAGTTAAACACATAACAATTAAAAAGGGTTGCGTCATTAGATTGCAACCCTTTTTTATGACTAAATATAATGTGGGCATATTATATAAGAGGGATTTAAAATGCAAAATAACGAATATGACGTAGTAGTCATTAAAGTAGTCGATGGCGACACAGTAGATGTAGATATTGATCTAGGATTTGGCGTTTGTTTAAAAGACGAGCGTGTACGTATTA